GTACAACAAGTTTGTTTTAACTCACATTCCAGTCTCTGACCACCAGAAATATCGCTATAGAGGCAATATTCACGGACATTTGCACGCCGAATCCCTTCCAGACCCCTGGTATCAGTGCGTAAGCGTTGAGCAGACTGGTTACAAGCCAATCCTATTAGAAAAGGTACTTGATAGATATGTATAGTCTTTTGTTCTCCCTACTCATGAATGTTCCTGGGACATGTTCAAACGTGGTCCACATCGGAGATTCTTTAACGGTGCACTCAAAACAGTTTCAGGTCGCTGAATATAAAAAAATCGGTTTCCCTGACGCCATAATTTCAGCCGCTGGCAGCAGGTCCGTATTTACGAAGATGCCAAACGACCCTCATACGGGTTTGGAAGCGGTTAGGTACTACAAAAAGCGCGTTGATAAAGACGCTTGTTGGGTAATTGCGCTCGGTACGAACGATTCGCCTTCATACAAGTACGAAAACACTGGCAACAGGGTGTCTGCAGTCATGAACGAACTAAAAGGTAGGAAGGTTGCTTGGGTTTCCATATGGAAGGGCTGGGGCAACCACAACAACAAGTCAGCCAGACTGTGGAACTCTATGCTTGAAAAGAAGGCTGGTAGGAATATCAATATGCACGTCATTGGCTGGGATAGATTTATCCAAACTAGGCAGCATTTGTTGAATCCAGATAAAGTCCATTACGGCTCTACGGGTTCTCAGTTGCGTGCTGAATTCATCGCTAAGTGGATTAAAAAGAACTGGCTGGAACAGTGACGTCTATAAATATAAATACGCCGTTGATGTTTGCAGATAGATTTATCTAATGGGTTTAATAAACGACATAGAAACGCTGATAAAGATGTGGATATATGGAACTGCCATGTTTTATCTAGTTATGAAGCACGTTTTTGGAGTTTGAGGATGTGCTCTACAAGTTCATCCATGCTTCGCAAGTCGCGTTTGTCAACTATGTAGAAGTTGTCAGTTAGTTCTTGTTTCTTGTCGTACAGGTTTTTATGTTTCCATCTGTCTTTTGACGACGGTCCCACAGCGAGCATTGCGCCAGTTTTCTTACTGCGCAAAATATATGCAAGTGGTTTCTGCTGTTTGTCTTCGTAACTATTAACCGTATCAACAATCGTTGTAGGGAATGGGAAGTCTTTAGGGTCCCAGCCGAACTCCACGCTGACGTTTTTTACTTCCAAAATATGTGGAACTAAATCAAGCGTGATGTCTTTTTCTGTAAGAGTCATGCGACGGCGCTCTTCACGATTTTTTGCTATTTGCAGTTCGGGGACAGTGCAGGGTATTCCTTTGTCAATTAAATACTTCGCAACGACTTTGTTATAAGAATGACCCTCGGTGAAGGCCTCAATGTAGTTGTATGCCATTTTTACCTTTCTTGCATTCCTTATCTAGAAGGACTAGATTTTAATCACAAGCCCTTGTGGCGCAGTGGATAGCGCAACGGACTTCTAATCCGCAGGTCGTTGGTTCAAATCCAACCAAGGGCACTTATTGAGCCGAAGATAAGTACTTTTTGCCTATCTTAGATACTCTTATTGAACGAGGAATACGTGCGTCAATGTCTATGTATCCTTCATCAACGCATTGGCGTATGAATTTGTGGATGGTTGACGACGAACTAACGCCAATTTTCTCGCCTACTTCCCTAACGGACGGCGGATAACCACGTTCTTTAGTAAAATCAACAATAAAGTTTAGGGTTAAGGCTGTTTGTTCAGGGCTGTAGAAAATTTTTTTTCTATTGTGTGACTGCTTCATCTCTCTTTTTCTTTCTGGCAATAGAACGACGGATAACGAGTTTTTCACGTTTTCTACGCGCCATTATTGTTTGACGATTTTGCTCCATGTAGGTTGCGATGTGATATTCAGGACCCCAAATCAAAGAAGGGTGCGTGTTGATTTTTTCAGCCATGCGTTCGGCGTTCCTAAGGTCAATCCCGTTTTCTATCCACCTGTACAGGGAGTTGCGTTCAGTTCCTAAACGCATTGCCAGGTTGGAAATACCGTTATCTGAGCCCTCAATCTTGAAAAGAGCAAGAAGTGGCTCCGCTGTGAGCCTAACTTCAGGGGGTTGCGGCTCCAGAATGCTATACATTTCTTTTTCTGGGTAAATCATATTGAGGCCAAGTCAATGCCGTAGATTTTGCGAAACTCGCTTTTGATGGCTTTCATCGCCTTTGGTGTTCCGTGGGTTGTGTACATACGCCCACCAATACTTAGTGGGGGGTAAATCTTGTAGACGCCACGCTTGGTCTGTTCAACCCTGAAGCCGATGCGTTCAATCTCTTTTACTACGGCGGCAAACTCTTTGTTGCCATGTGTTCTTGCCATCTGAGACCTTCCTTTATTAAAAGAAAGCGTACCTAGGCGTATAAATAAAACAACCCCCGAGGCGAACAAATTTTCGCCCTAGGGGTTATTTTGAGTAGTTTTTTTTACTTCTTAATCCAAGCAAAAAGTTTACTTATGATTCCCTTGCGATTTTTAACGAATTCAGCAACTACTTTTTCTGAAGCATCTTCAATGACTTCAATTGCCTTCTCTTCGTAGGTATCAAAATCAATACCATTTTCCTTTGCAACTTTTTCAACTTTGTTATACGCGCGCTTGACTGGGTCTGCCTTTTTTGCTGCAGCCTTCTTTTTAGGAGCAGCCTTCTTTTTAGGAGCAGTTTTTTTTGCTGCCGTCTTCTTGGCTGCTGTTTTCTTTGCTGGTTGCTTACTCATGTCTTGTCTTTCTTTGTTAAGATTTTTGGCCTCATGGGACATCCCCGACTATACCACTGAGTGGGCTAACGTGTGGGCGTGGATGATTTATACCCAGACGAATTTTCAAAAATAGCATTAGCCTTGACGTCTGCTCAATTAGCAAAACAGGGTTTTGTTAGTGAAGCAGGAGTCGGGGAAGATTTGGCGTTCAATTTTATTGGATGGAAAGAAGGCAAAGTTTTAGCCATTGTCCAGTTGAGCCAGAAGCACATGAAAGAAAAGCCAATAGACAGGCTCCAAAGATGCGCAGCGATGCTTGGGATTCTTAAAGGTTTTTGGGATATTGACAGTATTTCAATGGTGGCAGAGGGTTACTGTTCTCCGGACGTGGAAAAAACAAGAGGACTTGACCTTCAGAAAGCGTTTCTTGATGAAACTACCGGTGTAAGCGAGTGTATAACCGTAACCCATGCAGAAAACGACGAGATGGGCGGAGCGGAACTAACCCTCGTTTCCATTGCTTACGAATACTTGGCAAAAAACAGAATGATTTTCAAGCCAATTACCGTTTACCCGGATGGGGCAGTAAGAACACTGCGTGACAAGAGTTATCCAGCACTTTTATACAAGACTGTAATGGAGCAATACATTGTCAATGAAAAAGACGAAGATGAAGCAGCAGAAGCAATCAATAACTTAGGCTTTCATCTTCAGATTTTCTACTAGTACCCCTGGGTGGAATTGAACCACCTTAACGACCTTATAAGAGTCGCGTCCTAACCAGTAGACGACAGGGGCGTGATAAAATTGGGCATGTTTAGAGATTCAGCAAATGAGGAACTTGGAAATGGAATATCCATTCTAAGAGCAACTCGTCAACCTTGTCCAGTTTGCGGACACCCTACAGGTGATTGCGACGGAGAAAGTGGCCCACCGCAAAAAATTGTTGGACTTACCGGAGTTATTGAAACATTAAAAGAACTGCAGACGTTTTTAGTAGAAGAAGACATCTACGAAGACCGTCAAATAACTCCATTCACAAAAGCACGTGTAATTATTCATCACAAAGGTTCATACGTGACACTTGAAGCGGCTAAAAATTTGGGCATTGCTTAGACAGGGGTAAACGGAGTGTTGGTTGTATGATTGATTTCCTAAACATACAATTAGAAAGAGGAACAAGCGAGTGTCTTCATTTTTCACATTCCGTTTATCAGAAGATTTTATTAGTTCGTACAGAACTAGAAAAGCACCATTTGGTTATGTTGATGCCGGTGGTAACTCTGTAGGAGAAATAACTTTTTTGCGTACTTATTCGCGCTTAAAAGAAGACGGAACAAAAGAAACATGGTCAGATGTTTGTGAACGCGTAATCAACGGTATGTACTCCCTGCAGAAAGACCACTGCAAAACAAATCGTCTACCCTGGAATGACTCCAAAGCACAAGCATCTGCAAAAGAAGCGTTTGACCGTTTGTTTAACCTGAAGTGGACTCCACCTGGTCGTGGCTTGTGGGTTATGGGGACTCCGTTAGTCAATGTTCAGAAAAACTCTGCTGCATTACAGAACTGTGCATTTGTATCAACATCTGAAATGACAAAGAACAACCCTGCAAAGCCTTTTGCGTTTCTTATGGAAGCATCAATGCTTGGTGTCGGTGTTGGATTTGACAACAAGGGTGCAGAAAAAGATTTCACTATCTATGAGCCAACAAAACCAGTAGTTACTGAAGTAATTGAAGACAGCCGAGAAGGTTGGGTTACATCTGTGAGTATGTTGATTAACTCTTACTTAAAGCAGGACCAGGCACCAATCGTCTTTGATTATTCACTAATTCGCCCTGCAGGAACACCTATTAAAACTTTTGGTGGTACGGCTGCTGGTCACGCTTCGTTAGAGCGACTGCACAACTACATTAGAAAAATGTTTAAAAACCGCAATGGTCAATTAGTTACAAAAGTTGATATCGCAGACATCGGAAACATGATTGGTGTTTGTGTTGTTTCTGGAAACGTACGTCGTTCTGCAGAATTACTAATTGGCAGTTTGGATGACGATGAGTTCCTTAACCTAAAGAACTCGTCAGTGTTTCCTGCGCGCAACTCGTACGACCCAGAATCTCTCGGTTGGGGTTGGATGTCCAACAACTCTGTAGAAACTTCTGTAGGTAAAGACCTTTCCAAGATTGTTGACGGAATCGCTCTCAATGGAGAGCCAGGAGTCATCTGGCTTGATATGTCTCGTAAATACGGCCGTCTTGCAGACCCTGCAAACAACAAAGACTGGCGTGTTGCTGGATATAACCCATGTGCAGAACAATCTCTTGAGTCATATGAGTGCTGTACTCTCGTGGAGACATACCTCAATCGTCACGATTCATTAGATGACTACAAGCGAACCTTGAAGTTTGCATATCTCTACGCAAAGACCGTAACGCTTCTTCCTACCCACTGGGAAGAGACAAACGCAATCATGCAACGCAATCGTCGCATCGGTACTTCAATGTCCGGTGTTGCTAACTTCGCTGACCGTGTAGGAATGCCAGTTCTTCGTGAATGGATGGACACTGGGTACAACACAGTAAAGAATTATGACGTTTCTTACTCTGAGTGGCTTGGAATTCGTGAATCAATCAAGATGACAACAGTAAAGCCTTCGGGAACTGTTTCAATTCTCGCCGGCGAGTCTCCTGGGGTTCATTGGACTCCAGGTGGTGAGTATTTTGACAGAGCAATCCGGTTCTCTAACGACGACCCAATGCTTCCGCTGTTCAAGATGGCCAACTACAGAGTTGAGCCTGCCTCTGAATCGCCTGAGACGACCTCTGTTGTGTTCTTCCCAATCAAGTCAGACGCACGTCGCTCCGAAAAGGACGTAACAATCTTTGAAAAGATGTCACTAGCAGCAGTTGCACAACGCTACTGGTCGGACAACTCGGTGTCAGTTACGATTTCCTTTGACGCAGAGAAAGAAAAAGAACACATCGGCACCGTACTCCACATGTATGACGGTCAATTAAAGACTGTGTCGTTCTTGCCCCAAGGAAACTTCACCTATCCGCAAATGCCGTACACACAGATAGAGCAGAGCGTCTATGAAGAGGCAGGTAAATCATTATTTCCTATTGACTTCACGGGCGTATATGCAGGAATGGCTGCCGATGCAATCGGGGAGTCTTACTGCACAACGGATTCATGCGAAATAAAATTTATTAAAGACAACCAGTAATTATTGCTACGCCAAGCCACAGTCTGATGTATTATTTAGAACAAGGGCATTAGCGCCAACAACTCCAAGGAGACATAAATGTCAATTAGCACACCAGCAATTCTTAGTGCCAACATCACAGGTACACTCGCCACTTCCAGCACTGCCGTGTTTCGTATGCCATTCAAGGGATACGTTACGGGAGCAACTGCTGCCGTAGGTACCGCCCCTACGGGTGCGGCTCTTACCGCCACCCTTGTTGCCAATGACGGAGTTTTGGGAAGACTCTCAATCGCCGCCTCAGGAACAAGCGGAGACTTCACCCTCAGCACTGGTGCATTCACCATCACAAACAAGGCACTCACATCAAACGTTGCAACCCTTACAACTTCAGCAGTTCATGGTTACGCAGTGGGCGACACAGTGACCGTAGATAACGTAGGTGCGCCATTTGATGGAACATATGTAATCAGTGCAGTTGCCTCAACCACAACATTCGGATATGTCAGAACAAAGCCAAACGTATCGTCAGCAGCAGTTGCTGCAGGCGCAAGCGCAACAGCGACGTCTGCTTCACCCGCCGCATTTGCTGCAGGTCAATTGGTGACCGTAGCAGTGACTCAGGTTGGTTCAACCGTTGCTGGTGCAAACCTTGGTGTAGTAATTACAGTTCAGGCAAGTTCCGATGCAGGTGCTCCTCTTGACTGGGATGGAACCACAGTCTAAAAACTAACAGTCTAAAAACTTATTAAAAAACTCCCGCTCCTTAATTGGGGCGGGGTTTTTTATTTCTTAAACTCAGTCCAAGTCTTATCGCCAACGCCGAAGTATTCACGGG